CCAGCACCTGCTCCTTAATAGAGAATAATTATGGCAACTACAACCCGCTTCAGTGTCGCTAAGACACGTACCGGATACGGCTCACCAGTTCTTGGTTCAACCGTTTCCAGTGAAACTCAAGATTTGCGTGATGCATATCACTACGGCACCTCCGTTGGCGGTGACGTTTCAGACGGTCCTTCTCCTGACTATGCTCAGTTGAATCCTACTAGCTGATACATACGGGGAGGGCTTAACGGCTCTCCCTTTTTTTTAATCCTTATTGAGAACGAGAATCAATGTCATTTCCAACCACTGACGCTCAAGGTGAGCTACAAGCTGTTAATCAGATCCTGGCATCAGTTGGTCAGGCTCCTGTTACCACGCTAGAACAAACCAACCCGGACGTTGCGATTGCATACAACACCTTACAACAGGTGTCGCGTGAAGTACAAGCTGAAGGATGGACATTCAATAAAGAATATCATTATCCAATGCACCCCTCTGATCCAGAGCAGGAGATTAAGATTCCAGATAATATGCTACAGATTGACCTTAGTCAAGATGATACATATAATCTAAATAAAGATTCTATTCGTAGGAATGGGAGACTTTACGACCGTACTGCTCATACATATAAATGGGAGCGAACTGTTTACTGTGATATTGTATGGTTATTTGATTGGGTTGATCTACCAACACCCATCCGTGATTACATTACTGCTCGTGCTGCTTCTATGGTAGCTATGAGAATTGTTGGTGATCCAAGTCTTTACCAAGTATTATCACAACAAGAAGTTTATATTAGATCCAATGCTTTGGAGTATGAAACCAGCCAAGGTGACTACACCTTCTTTGGTCATCCCAGAGGATCTAATTACTATAGTTCTTACCAACCATTCCACGCATTGTATCGCTAATGCCATCAGTAACTCAATTAATCCCGAACCTGTTGGGTGGTGTATCTACTCAAACAGATAATAAAAAACTACAAGGTCAAGTAGTAGAAGCAGTTAATGCTTACCCTGACCCAACCTTTGGTATGCTAAAACGTAATGGTATGAATTTTATTCGTACTGTTAATAAAGCTGATGGTACACCATTTGCTAAAGATGAATTAAAAGATGCAGCCTGGTTCTTTATTCAACGTGGTCCTACTGAAGCATACTTTGGTGCTATTAAAGACGCTAATCTTTATGTATGGAATGCTGTAACTGGTACTGTTTGCACCGTAACCAATAACGGTACAGCATATCTTACTGGTACAAAACCAGAGGATTACCATTTCCGTAGTATCCAAGATGTAACAATCATTACAAACAAAACTGTAAAGCCTAAGCTACTAGATAAACCTACTAACTATACTGAAGGTAAAGTTGGTACAGTAGTTTTAAAGATTGTAGAATATAGCGCACAATATACAGTTACTATTAACGGTACTAATTGTACTTATACTACACGTAACGCTGACGAGTTTGAATCTAGTGGTACTGATACCCGCCTTAATGCTACTGAAGTATTGAGTGGTATACGTAGTGCTATTAACGCCAAGAGCTTAGGTGTTACTGTAACTCAGTATAAAACTAGCCTTGAGATTACTAAATCCTCTGCCTTCACATTGACCTGTAAGGGCGGTGTAAATAACCAAGCGTTGGAATCCTTCCAAGATAGTGTTACTGACGTTTCTAAGCTCCCTGAGGAGTCTTACAATGGACGTACAGTACGTATATTAAATACTGGTGGAGCAGAAGATGATTACTGGTTAGCTTATTCTACAGCTGATAAAGAGTGGAAAGAAACTGTGGCACCTAATGTGTCTAAAGGTTTTGATGCATCTACCATGCCGCATGAGTTAGTCACAACTTCACTTGATGTGTTTGAGTTCGGTCCTATCAAATGGAAAGAGCGTTTATCAGGTGATGATACAACTAATCCACCACCTTCTATCTTTGATTATGATGTAGATACTGATAGCTATGCAACTATTGGTAATCCTATTACTGCTACATTTTTTTATAACAATAGATTCGGGTTACTATCTAAAGATAATATTATTATGAGTCAGTCAAATGACCCGTATAATTTATTTGCTAGGTCTGCACTTACTCAAGTAGATGCTGATCCAGTAGATTTAAATGCATCTTCAGTTAAACCTGTAACCTTATTTGATGTCTTACCTAATTCACAGGGCTTGCTTATCTTTAGCAGGCGTCAACAGTTCCTATTGTTTGCTGCTGATACTGGCGTGTTATCGCCTAACACTGCTGTGATTCGTGGTATCTCTAACTATGAGATGGATGCTGACATTCCTCCTGTAGATATTGGTACGACTATAGGTTTTGTTAGTAAGGTACCAGCTTACACCCGTGCATTTAGTATGCAGACTCGTGGTATAGAAGAGACTCCTATTGTCTTAGATCTTAGTAAAGTTGTAGCTGAATACATTCCTAATGATATCACATCACTTGTCTCAAGTCCTCAAAATTCTTTTATTGCATTAGCTGGTAGAGATACAAAAGACATGTACATCTACCGTTATTATAATAATGGAGAAAAGGATTTGTTCCAAGCTTGGGTTAAGTGGTCCTTGCCTGGTAACTTGCAAGCCTTTACTGTTGCAAATGATATGATGTTTACTGTAAGCCAGCAGATGGATCAATATACATTAGGTATTATTAGTATTAATGATATTCCTTTAGGGGCTCAGCTAACAAGTCTGGTATCTTCTAACCCTACGTTAGATATGTCTACCAAACCAACGTCTATTGTATATGATAGTAAAACTAAAACAACAAAGATGTATGTTGGATATAAACCTGTTGATGGTTTAATTCCTATTATGCTACTAACTTTACCTACACCTAGTGGTACGTTAGAAACTATCTTTGATCTAGCTGGTTTCCAACCATTACCTAATAGTGCCGAAACAGATTCTGACCCTGGTTACTGGACTTACGCTACAGTAGGTAGTGATGCACAGGGTGATTACTTTGCTGTACGTGGTGACTTCACAGGTTATGGTGATGGTATTGTTTTAGGTTATAATTATAACTTTGAGATTGAACTACCTAAGTTTTATTTCAACCGTGATGCTAACGCTACGGAATATGATTACACTGCTAATCTAACCGTGTCTCGTGTTAAAGTATCTGCTGGTAAATCAGGTGTAGTTACATTTAAATTGAAATCTAAGGGCTCTACTGAATGGGTTGATATTCAACACGTTAGTGAGGCTGATTATTATCAAGCAGATACAGCACCTGTTAAAGAAGAGAATTTATTTACTGTTCCTATTCATCAACGAAACATGAACTTTAGTTTAAAAATTACAAGTAATCTACCGTTCCCTGTGTCGTTGGTATCAATGATGTGGGAAGGTATGTACACTCCACGTTATTATAAGAGGGTATAATTATGGCATTTCCTTTTGCAGCACTTGGTGCTGTTACCAGTCTTGCAGGTGGTATCTTTGGTGCGTCACAAGCTGACAAACAAAACAGAGAGGCACAAAGAAATTACGAGAAACAACAGGAAGCAGCAGAAGAAGCTGCTGATTTACAGAACGAATATAACAAAGAAGTATTTGAAGCTGATAAGAAGAACTATGCTAATAACCGTAAGTATGAATTAGAGACTGCTACACGGCAGTGGAAATACAATCAAAGTATTCAAGACTTTCAATACTTACAGACTGTAAAACAGTATGGTAAGTCAGTTGAAAATACAAGAGATCAATTAAGTTATAATTCATTAGCAGCTCAGCAGGCTTACGAAAGTGAGCAGACAGCGCTAAATGAAATCTATACTGAAGACGCTTTTAATCGTCAAGACTTACTTGTCAATCAACTACAAAGCCAAGGTCAAGCACAAACAGGTCAAGCTGGTAGATCACGTACTAAAGCATTACAATCATCCTTAGCTGAGATTGGTCGTAATGCTGCTGTAATGAATGCCAGTCTAACCAGTTCTGTAAAACAAACTGATCGTAACTTACGTGATATTAGTATGCGTCGTTATGGTGCAGACATGCAAGCTCGTGCAGCAATGATGCTAAGACCTGAAAACTTACCTGATTTACTGCAACCTACTCAAGCACCAGAGCGCATCTTTGTTGAACCTATGGAGGTACTACCACAAGCTATTAGTGCACCTCGTCAACAGAGCGTATTTACTCCATTGGTTAGCGGACTTAGTAGTGCAATACCAGGATTAGCTAGTGCCTTTGGTCCAAAACCAGCCGCTACACCTACGCAATTTTTCTAAGCTATGGCACAAACACAATACAGAAGGTCTGCTAAACCTGGTGGTTTTCAACCAATTCAGGTTGGCGGACAGAACATCTCAAGGATGAGAGAAGAAAGCCAGCGCGTTGCTCAAGGTATGCGTGCTGCAAGAGATGCTGAGATTCAAGATAGGCAGAGAGTTCAATCTGCCATGAAAGAAGATCAAGCTTATACCAGACGTGCTACTAAAGAGAACCAATCAATTGCTGGTCAGAATTCACAGAATGTACTGAGGCAGCTACAATTAGATGCTCAAACTGATGCAGAGAATTTTGCAACACAACAAGCTACTGCTGCTGCTGCTTTTAAATCCGTTGCTGACCTAAGTGAAACTGCTTCTAAACGAGCTGCAGAATTAGAGCAACAAAAATTTGATGAGGATTATGCACAGGAGCTTATTA